GGAACTATATCAGAATTTGCTGGTCAAAACCTTGCAACTACAATAACCGAAGAAACATCTTGGGCTGGAACTAAATCTCAAGTTGTAGAAGATGGTGGAACAATAATTCTTTCTGGTGATGAAGTTACGCTTTTTGATTCAGTTAGCGGATTATGGGACGATAGAGTTGGTTTCTTTGATGAGGTTGATGGATTTGAAAGCACAGGAACATACACATTTGCTAATCAAATTTCATTAGGTGCAAAATATCAAGGGCGAGTATCATCTTATTTAAACGTAGATCAATTAGATCGAGTTTCATCATTTGATGGACACGCAGGATTATTTTCTTCTGCACAAGGTTTGTTTGATAGTGCTGGTGCTTCACCTCAAATGGACGCTAAATTATTTATCTCAACTTCAGATGATAATTCAACTTATACAGCGTTTACACCATTTCAAGATGGTAATTATGAATTTAGATTTGCAAAGTTTCAACTTGTTTTAACTTCTGCTGTAAGTTCACAATCACCAAGAGTAAACAACGCACAAGTCAGATTGTTTATGGCTGATAGAACTGACACAGGATCTAACATAGCAAGTGGTGCTGGTACGAAAGCAGTAACATTTAACACAGCATTTTTTTCAGAGCCAAGTGTTGTTATTCTTGCACAGAACGCCGCACAGAATATACAAACAACTATTACTAGTAAATCAGCAACAGGATTTAGTGTAACTTTCACTAATGCTGGTGGTGCGGCACAAGATATAACATTTGATTACGTTGCCAATGGACAAGGCAGAGCCATATAACTTTACAAATAAAACAAATAACATTATAAGGAGAACATAATGTCACAACACGATTATAATATAGCCAATCAGACGTTCCCAGCTACAAGAACAGATCTGAACAACGCATTAGGTGCAGTTGCAACTAATAATTCTGGTAACTCAGCACCAAGCACGACATATGCTAATCAATGGTGGTTTGATTTAGACGATAACAAGCTGTATATGAGAAACAAAGACAATGACGCTTGGGTAGAGATTTTAACGATTGGTGCAACATCAGATAAAGTTGAAAGCATTGGCAGTGGTGGTGGATTAACAATTACGACTGCTGATAATACAGACACACTTTCATTAATATCAACTGACGCTGACGCTAGTTCGGGACCAAATTTAAGAATGTATAGAAACTCTAGCTCACCAGCTGACTCTGATGTTTTAGGAGTTATGGAATACGAAGGTCGAAATGATAACTCTGAAGATGTAAGATATGTACAATTAACATCACAAGCTAATGATGTGAGTAATGGTAGTGAAGATGGTAGTTATTATATAACCACTTCTGTTGCTGGGACATTAAGAAATAGAATTAATGTAATACCAACTGAAGTAGTAGTAAATGAAGAAGGAAGAGACCTAGACTTCCGAGTAGAATCTGATGGTAATGCTAATATGCTATTTGTTAATGCTGGGGCTGAAGCAGTTTGTGTTGGAACTTCAAGTGGAACAGGTTTACTTAATGTTGTTGCTGCTGATGGAGTCAAAGACGCTGATTATGTTGTAAAGATAGAAAACCAAGAAGCAACAGGCGGTAGAAGTTTTGGTTTAAATCTTGCTGCTGGTTCTTCTGGCTCAGATATAGCATTAAATGTTAATGACCACGATTCAGCTAATAATTTAATGAGACTTTTTGGAAATGGTACAACTGCATTTCCATCAACCTCAGCTTTTGGTATCGGAACTTCAAGTCCAGCACATAATTTAGATGTTAGAACCGCAGCTTCAGGTACAGATACTTCATTAAGAGTTTCTTCAAATGCTGGTGGGGATAATGATGCTACATTAATTATTTCTAATGGTGGCACAGGTGATGCTATGATTAGATTTGATTACGAAGAATCAAATACTGACAGAGCAAGAATTGGTGTAACAGCTTCAGGACAAGATTTAAAATTCTTTACTGCTGGTAATAATGAAAGAATGAGACTAACAAGTGACGGTAACCTATTAATGAATACTACAAGCTCAACAGTTAATTCATCCAACTTTGGAATTGCTTTATACTATTATAATGTACTTAAAATTTCTAGAAATGTTGGAGCGTCATCACCAATGTTTCAAGCCTATGGCAGTGGAGGTGAATTTAGAATTTTGGGTGATGGTGATGCGGAAAACACTAATAATTCATACGGAGCAATTTCTGATGAAAGAATTAAAGAAAACATTACAGATGCTAATTCTCAATGGAATGACATCAAAGCTATTAAAGTAAGAAACTTTGAACGAAAAGATGATGTTGCTAAATATGGTGCTGGTAAAAAAGTACAAATAGGTGTGGTAGCACAACAAGTAGAAGCTGTAAGTCCAGGTCTTATTAAAGAAAGAGACCCAACTGAGGTAGAAATTAAAATGTCCTCTGAGTTTGGAACTCTTTGGACTGCTGATGATCCAGAAACACAAGACGGAGTAGAAGCAGTTTTATATACTGCTGATGACCCAGAAACACAAGATGTTCTTTACACAGCAGACGATGAACTGCCAGAAGGTGTTGAAGTTGGTGATGTTAAAACAAAAGCAATACACAATGTTGGTGATATTAAAATTGAAGCTAAACCATCTACTAAACAAATTGAAGAAGTAAAAGAAGTTAATGAACAAGTTAAATCTGTTAATTATTCAGTTCTTTATATGAAAGCTGTCAAAGCACTACAAGAAGCTATGGATAGAATTGAAACTCTTGAATCAAAAGTAGCAACCCTAGAAGGAGAATAATATGTTCACACTAGACGATAAAGAATATGACGAAACTAAATTATCTGACAAAGGTAAGTTAGCTTTTGCACAACTTCAATATGTCAGTCAAGAAAGATCAAAACTTTTACTAGAAACTGATCGGCTTAATACAATAGAGGGAGCTAACTCTGCAATCCTCAAAGCTGAACTACCGAAAGAGGAAGCTAATGCCGAGTCAAAGTCAGAAGAATAGTGAAACATTAATCCGTCTTGAAGCTCGGATTGAGACTATTGAAAACAATCATCTAACGCATATTCAAAATGCTATTGAAAAAATAGAACGTCATATTGCTTCAATATGGAAAGTAGTGGGTTTATTGTGTTTTATGTTCACAATCGTATTCGCAGAAACAGTAAAATCATTTATAGATTTATTAGTTATTTAATAGAGGGTTATTGATTGACCAAAAAATTTTCAAGGGTGCTTTTGATCTCTGATCTGCACCTACCATATGAACACCCAGACGCATTTGCCTTTCTTTCAGCATTAAAGAAATATATAAATCCAGATTGTGTCATAGGGGGCGGCGATGAAATTGACTTCCACGGAATATCGATGCACGACTCTGATCCAGATTTATATTCTGCTGGACACGAATTATATGAGGCTAAAAGAAAAATTAAAGAATTAGAAAAGATGTTCCCTAAAATGAAGCTATTGCATAGCAATCATTCATCTTTAATTTATCGTAGAGGTTTAAAACACGGAATACCTAAAGGCTTATTAAAAGATTACAATGATTTTTTAGAAGTTGGTAAAGGCTGGGAATGGGTAGATAATTTAGTTATTAATTTATCAGATGGTAGTCAATGTTTTTTAACTCACGGAATGTCAGCCAATGTATTAAAAGTTGCGATGCAATACGGAAAATCAGTAGTTCAATTTCATTATCATTCCACCTATTCTATACAATATTTTAGCAATCCAGATGCTTTAATATGGGCGATGCAGTTATCTTGCCTTGTCAATCAGAAAAGTTTGGCGTTTGCTTATGCTCGTAATTTTTCAAAAAGATTTATTGTAGGTACAGGTGCTATTATAAATTCAAAACCTATTCTTTTCCCAATGGTATTAAATAACAAAGGACGCTGGATAGGTAAAATTGTTTGATATAATAATATAAATCTATTAATGTTCATCAAATGAGTGCATTTAAGAAACAAGTCGGTGGATCGCATTATAAAGATCATAAAATTCAACCTTATCAATTTATCCAACATAATAATTTAAACTACTTACAAGGTGTAGTTATAAAATATATAGTTAGGTATAAGGACAAAAATGGTATTGAAGATTTAGAAAAAATAATACATTATTGTCAACTTGAAATAGAGAGAATTAAAAATGGATAAAAATAGAATGATGTCATTTACACAAAAGTTTGTGATAGATGAATGGAGAGCGTTTTGTATATTAGGGTTTGATGTATCACCATCTGGATTATCGCCTGAGTATTTAAGAATTTATATAAAACCTTATGATGGTCGTTTAGACCAAGAGGTAAGATCACACGCAAGAACTGTCACTAAGTTATTAGAAAAGGGAGATACCTTAACTGACATCGTGGAAGATCATACCAAAGAAAGCATTGTTGGAAACATATTACATTATGTTAAAAACAATATGGAAGATATTATCGCTTGTAAGCAAACAGAAAAAGAAGTGAGATTATCAACCGACCCTTATCGTAAAATCAAATAGGAGAAAATTATGGAATATCTTTGGAAAGCTGTTGATATGGCTAACTGGAA